ATAGGCCACGAGAGGCTTGGAGCACGACAGGCAAACCACATTGGCGAGCTTCTCGATCGTATCAAAGAACTGGTAGAGGTAGACGGGGCGGGCCAGGGTAATGTGACCGAAATGTCCGGGGCAGTACTGGTTGGTGTTCTTGCAAGTGGGGCAAACCTTTCCATTCTCAATAACACCGAACCGAGGGTCAAAGACACCATTGGGAACGGCTTGGCTGGACTGGTAGGTCTTGTCGGTGGTAACCTCGATCACACTGCGCTTCAGGATGTCGTCAGGATTGGCGATGCCAAACTGAACGCCGATAATTGTGTCACCCATTCTGCTATCTGTTATCTTCGCTTTAGATTATTCGTTTTTAACGGTTCGCCAGCTTCAAGGTTGCAGCCCACAAGTCTTCATTGCCAACCGCGCGCAAGACTGAATCGTGATACATGAAGGTGAGCGCCTCAACAAACTTTTCATACTCTTCACCACGTTGTTGCTTGAAAAGTTGGATTTGACGGATTTGCCGGTATCGCAAGAAGGAGAGCATGTCGCGTGCAAGAAGTTCGGAGGAATACGGATCGATCCCATTCTCCTTTTCCGAATCCTTGAAGTTCTGCACTTGAATGCCCCACTGCGCTTGTGTCTCCATTATTGGATATAAGTGTAAAAAATTGTAATTTGTGTACTATCCTTCGGACCATCCAGTAACTTGAAGTAAATGGTGTAGGTACCCGACGAATAGTCAAACCCGACAATAGATACAGTTGCCCCGCTATCAAACGTCGGAACAATTCCTTGACCTGCCCACAAAATCGGCACGTTTGGTACATCAATGTACATGACACAATAGTCCCCCGACAGTTGATTTGGGGTATTGGTTGAAGTTACAAACGTAGATGTGTAGGTGGCCGGAGTCCCTACAGGACCGAATGTACCTGTTGTGCCACCCGATCCGACTAGGCTGTTTGGTCCCGTTATTCCAGTTATACCTGTTGATCCCGTAGGTCCAATGGGCCCTGTTGGTCCAGTGGATCCGGCGGGTCCAGTTAATCCCGTCATTCCGGTACATCCTGTCGGTCCAGTTGCATGATACCCTATTGCACCCGTAGCTCCAGTGGGTCCCTGTGTCGTGCCCGGCACTCCTGCCGCTCCTATCTTATAGGGACCCGGTGTTCCGGTGAATCCGAACCACCCTTGTGCGGGTATTGTGCTCCTATATCCAGTCGGACCTTGAAGACCCGTGGTTCCAGTTGTGGCAGTTGCTCCAAACAGACCCGTAGGTCCAGTAGGCCCCTGCTGTGTGCCTGCTGTTCCTTTAGGACCTTGCGGCCCCATTGTACCGACATTTCCCGTTGGACCTGTGGGACCAGAAGGCCCTCGATCGGAAAATAGACCGATGACTCCTACTACACCCGTGGTCCCGCCTAAACTTGGTCCTGTTATCCCGGTGCATCCGGTGGGTCCCGTTACACCCGTAACAGTTGGTCCTGTTCGACCCGTTGATCCCGTGGGTCCAGTTGGGCCAATCAATCCGGGACCCGTAGGACCTGTAGGGCCGCTCATACCTGCAACTCCCGTATTTCCAGTCGAGGATGTTGTACCTGTTACGCCGGACGACCCAGTCGTTGCAAAACGCCCATCGCGTGCAGCTTTTCCACCAAGTCCCGTATTTCCACCTCCTCCTCTAAATCCTGTGAACCCTGTAGGGCCCTGAACAATGTATGCACCCGCAGGGAGTGGTGTACACGACATTGTTCTTTACTGCGTATAGTAAAAATTCACGTTGACCGTGTAATTATTGCCTGGAGCCGTTGCAATTGTTTGATTGTAGTACCACTGTGCTCCACTCTGAAAGAGCTGGTATCCTGTAATGGATACATCGCCCGTTATACCTTCAAAATTTTGAGGCACAATACTCCGTACCCAAACGGTACTCGAGGTCGGAATACCAATGCCCCCGCTAATACTCGTATCGGTTGGACCGTACGTAAATTGAATTCCAGTTGAACCGACTCCGAGAGATGCCGGGTACCCCGTGGGTCCAGTCGGACCCGTGGCCCCTGTGAACCCTTTGCCCGTAGGACCAGTAGACCCGGTGGTCCCGGTTTGGACTCCGCGCGGGCCTGTTGTACCCGTAAACCCCGTACTACCGGTTGGTCCCGTAGATCCAAAGCCAGTTGGCCCCGTAGATCCAGAATATCCAGACGCTCCTGTAGGGCCGGTAACACCCGTGGGTCCATACAGGCCCGTTGGGCCTGTCGCTCCGGTAGGTCCCGTAAATCCCGTGGGTCCAGTGTAAGACAGACCCGTTGGACCCACTGCGCCCGTAGGTCCAGTTGATCCCGTCGGCCCTGTTCCTCCAACCGGCCCTTCATCACCCATAGCTCCGGGAGGTCCGGGTTGTCCGGGATATCCCTGTGGTCCCGTAGGACCGGTAGGGCCCGGAGTGTTATTTGAATGTCCGGTGGGTCCCGTGGGTCCTGTGGGTCCTGTGGGTCCAGTTGACCCCGTTGCACCTATCGGTCCAGTAGGACCCTGAACACCAGTTGATCCCGTCGTACCGGTTCCACTGTTATTGCCTGCAGGTCCCGTTGCTCCCGTACTTCCTGTGTTTCCAGAAGGCCCTGTCTGGTTGCCTGTAGGTCCAGTCGTTCCAGTACCCACTGGTCCGGTCGGTCCAGTGGATCCGGTAGGTCCTGTAGCACCACTGGGTCCAATGAATACTGCAGTTCCGTCACGTCCCGTGGGCCCCGTGGGTCCTGTGGCACCCGTAGGTCCCGTAGCGCCCGTGAAACCACGTGGGCCGATCGGTCCTTGACAAATATTGGGCGCACATGAAACCAATCCAACACCCGGAACGTATTTGGACAAACTCATCTTGTTACTTTCAACGTAGAAGTTTCGTTCTAAACAAGAAATGAGCGACGCGGGATCGACTGGACCCTCGGGACCTATGTTTTCCTACATGAATTACACGGGCGGAGGCCCTCCGATGCACGTACCCGTGCGACCTGCATCTATGCCTGCCCCAACGGGGTCCACGGGGTCCACGGGACCAACACCAATGCCAATTGCTTCAATTGATGATCTGATGAATTCAGTCGAAGCTACAGCGTCCAAGGAGGCAACTGACAGGGCTACATTGAACCCTGTGTTGAATCCTACAAGCGACACATTCCGCACATCACTTCTGCAGTGGGCAGCCACTGGGTTCGAGTCCGGCTACATACTCTACACTCTGAACTTGATTGCGCCTACAGTGTGTTCGGATGGATCAACCCACGATATCGGTGGCTACATTCTGTACTTGACTGGCAAGTCGAGCGAGGAGATTACGAGCAACCTGCAATCCCTCATGACAGGTATCAAGGTGTTTCACTCCTTCTTGAATTCGTCGATTCGTATTCATGTGAGTAAATCGACTTAATACAATGCATTAACATCGTGGAAAAACGTTCCATATGTATCAGACGTATAGCTAGCTCCATTGATACTGTAAGAAAAGTCATACTCTCCACCTCCTCCTGTATCGTACCAAGTAATGCGGATTGGTGTGTAACCAGCGGGCAGTGTCACTGTAGCTGATCCATACGTTGTCGCTCCCTGCTGCTGATACTGATCTATAACGTTAGTTCCGTTGAAATTAACAATGATGCCGTCATCGGTTCGAACTAAAAATGCAATTGTTCCAGAACTCGCAGAATAAACGTAACCACTTGTTAAACAAGAATAGTTAGCGTACCCTGCAAAGTAAACACCATTATTATTTCCCAAGGCAATAACACGATACACTGCCGGCCCATAAATAACAGAACCCCATCCACTCCCGTTTCCTCCGGCAACAACAGGTCCACTCCGATTTGGAATAGCGTACGTTGGAGCAAAAACGGTTGTCAGCATATAATCTGCATATGTTTGTTTGTTTGTTTGCATAACTTTCGCCGGTGAGATTGAATAATAGGGATGGGCTACCGGCATCTGGAAGCCCCATTTCTGCGCAAGATACCCCTCCACTTGCGCGATCTGGGCCGGTGTCAAGACAACATTGTAGAGAATGATCTCCGCCACCTCACAATCAGACTGTTCGCCATAGTCTCCTGCATTGATCGTTAACCCATGCAACAGGTTTCCGGTGGAACTTGACCCTGAATACAAGGCAGCTCCGTTCCAGTTCATTGTGTACGCCCCCCCGCTTGTTCGCGAGTGCGAGAACATGTCCCAATTTGTGTCTGAAGAATACCCGCCCAGGTAGGCTGGATCTCCGGTCGTGTAAAGCTGCTTTTTGAACCCATTCCAATACCCGTATAACTGGTTGTAGCCATCAACACTGTTAAGGACGCGTCCATTGCTTCCACCCGTCTGTCGTCCGACCCAAAACATCGTGTAGGTTGACATATATGGAGTTGGCGAGACTGTCCATGTTTGGGAGGTTGATAATGTGACCGTATTCAAACCGTGTTTGCCTTTGAGTTTCAGTGTACCGGTGCACGCAACCGAATAGGCGTTTCCTGCAAGATTCGGAAATGTACCTGACACAGATGTCAATTGTGACGCATCGTTCCAGACTTGGCATCCAGTGAAATTCATTGGAGAAAACGGTAATGGCACAGTCGGTGGGACTGATGCATAGGGGTGGGAATTGGTATCCTCGATTATCACGACGAGCCCGTTACCTCCGTTATACCAATTCGCACTTGTTGCAACTGGGTATTGCCAATATTGGGCAGTGTTTCCAGGCCCGGCCAAGTACTGGACTCCGGAGCCCGAGGGGACATTGTCACCGGACACGCCGGATACGTACGTTGGATTGTAGTATGAACTTCCACCGCCACCGCCTGACACGGGGCTTCCGCCGCCACCTCCACCCCAGTATCCTCCACCTCCACCGCCGCCATAATGCGCTCCATTGCCTCCATTGAGTGCAGTTCCACCATCTCCATTTCCACTGGGGCCAGTTCCTCCTGCTCCACCTCCACTGGTGGTGCCGCCACCTCCGCCCGTTGCCGACGAATTGGTTCCTCCGGATTGCGCAGTTCCTGTATAGGTCGCACTGCCTCCAACGTCGCCTCCATAGTCCGGCCCCGCACCACCTCCACCTCCAACCACAACCAACGCGTAGCCCTGTGCAACGTGCGCGTTTCTAAAGATACCCGAATATCCACCTCCACCGCCTGCATATCGCCCTGATCCTCCACCACCGTATAACACGGGCGAATAGTAGTAGACTGCAGCGTTTGCTTTGGGTCCTCCGGCTCCCACGACGATAGCGTAGCTGTTTCCTGGCGTGACAGCCAAGGTCCCCGTCATGTAGGCTCCTGCGCCACCCACCACGCCTCCAGCCTGTGCATACCCGCCTGCCGCTCCCCATGCGTGGAACGTCACACTGGTCACACCCGGCGGACACACCCACAATTGATCAGCCCCCGTGTACGTAAAGACCCTCGGGGTTGCGAGGTTGATTTTCCACTTTTTCGTAAGATATCCTTCAATCTGTTGGCGCTGCATGTCCGTAATCACTGAATTGTAGATAACGACTTCGTGGATTGGAGATCGTAGAGTACGATACGATAGATTCCCCCAATCGACTCCAATTGAAACCCCCTGTGCGGTTCCTGTCCGGAAGCTGGGGAAGGTGATAATTCGCCCCTTCATACTGATTCCGTCTATCCACGATGAGAGCGTTGCTCCATCTGTTTGAAATGTAAAGAGCTTGGGCACCGATGCCTGGCGTGTAAGATTAGTTGCGAAGGTATCTTCACCCGTTCCGTTTGCATAGAATCGCGAATCAAGCACGCCATCGATATAGAATGCAAAGGAGTCCGAATAATTGTACCCACTGCCCCCGTTGGTCGAAATGACGTGCATTACGGTTTGGTCTCCTCCAGCAACAGGAGTTGCCACGAAAAAGGCTGTGAATCGGGTCAAGTTCACGGGTGTCTGGTTCAGCAGGTACCCAGATCCCGTAGAGACAGCTGCCTTGTTATTGTACGTAAAGGTTCCGTCTGTCACGGCCATATTGCGCACATTCCCCGACTTGTCGTTCCAAACAGTAAAGGTGTGGTTATTAGTTGTCACTGGGGTGGATCCGTCAAGGATCGAACTATTGTCTGCTGCATCGAGCCATAACTGGCATGTAGGTATGTCGACCGGGAGTAGGCCACGGGACTGCGGCTTGAGAGTCAAGAATGGATGTGTGGTCGGAAGAACTTCAGTAGTTGTTGTCACCCCCCACTTTTTGGCAAGGTACGCCTCTACCGTCTGGCGTTGCGAAGTTGATACCGATGAGCTAAAACAAAGTGCCTCCATAATCTGCCCCTGCCAGAATTCATAAGCAGACGTTGCTCCGATGTAATTTGGACCACTCGTTTGAGATCGTACACCTGGACTCGAACTTACACCAAGTTTGCCATTGATGTAAATACTTTCTACACCTGCGTTTCCAGTGTAGGTCAAACACACGATCTGATTCACATTCAAAGTGTAATTAAAATTTGTTTGAAGGTCGTAACCGTTCCAGTACACTTGCATCGTCGCAGTCCCGTTGTTCCCATTTCGCAATGAGACGCATTGACCGTAACTCATTGTTCCGCAGCCGAGAAGACCCGGTCCCGACCCGGCAGTGGTCGAATTGAAGACAAAAAAGTAAGTGAATGCCGTGTCGCCAATTGGAACGGCGTTATCCGGAATCTGGAACCGCTGTGACCCCGTAAAGACCAGCCCAGACGACGCGCTGTTGTACGTAATACTTCCAGATGCGGTTCCGTTGTTCCCATTCCCCGACTTATCCTTCCATGTGGTCACGCTGCTTCCACTCAATGTCAGTGTAGTTAGATCGGCACCGTCCAACCACAATTGACATCCCGGAACCTGCCCGGGAAGGCCGTAGTAGATGGTATTTTGGATTCCCCACTTCTTTGCCAGGTAGCGCTCCACCGACTGACGTTGAGGGGTTGTGAGGGCGTAATTGTAAATGATGATCTCAAAGACATTGCCTGCATAGCTACCAAAAATCACATTGCCGCCGATCGAAGCCCCCGCCCAAGAGGCCAAGTCACTAGTGTTGCCATCGGTTGATCCCAAAAAACCATTCCTGTAGATCTTTCGACCGGGCTTTGAGTACTGATAACATCCAAGAGTCGACGGCTCTCCCGCTACGTAAGACGGAATCGCCGAGTCCAAATCGTTTCCATAAAATGCAAATCGCGTGAACGTGGACGGTGAAACAGTGCCGATCAATAAATTAGAGTTTGTACCTTGGGTTGTTCCACGAAGAATGTAATTATCCGCGCCATCACTTCTTGTTCGCTGCTCCACCATAAACACCGTAAAGGCTGTACCGACAACGGCATTTGCAATCGAGGTGGGGAAGATAAGTTGAGAATTAGCTGTTCCAGTCCATGTGACAGACTTGATGTTTGAAGAGTAGACTGGGTACGACCCTGCACTCGCTACAGGACTGTTCCCATACCCTGACTTATCTACCCATTTGCTAACATTTGTGCCATTTGCAGGGGCCACGCCGCTTCCTGCAGGATCGCTGCCATCCAGCCACAGCCGGCATCCCGGAAGCAAGGTGGGTGCCGTCAGCAAGGGTGTGTACGGCAATGCAGTCAGGCCCCATTTCACAGCAAGATATGCCTCAACGGATTGGCGCTGCCCGGTTGACAATGCAACTGGGTACATCAAGATCTCGCATAGAGCCCCTGCATATCCGTTAGTTCCAACACGCCATCTTGAACTCAAGGTAAGAAGAGTGTTCGAACTATTCACAGCAGCCGAGTACATGGATTTTCCGTTCAGATAGATGTTCAGGGTGGTTGCGTCGCTGACAATCGACACCAGATTCGACTTGTTCATGATTGCGGAACCGGGAGCAATATACCGATCGCTGTTATTGAATATTATACGAAGATCGTTACTCGTATTGAGGTACAAGTCAAATACTGGGTAGTTGGCATCTGTGTAGAGAAATTCAGTGTTGCCAGTTGGTGCGCTGGATGAGGTCGGGTTTATCACTACAAACGTGGAGATTGTATTGTTTGGAGACACCACATATGCATGGTCGGTAACCATGGGATCCGAACTGAAGACAAGGGTGCTGATTCCATTGAAGGCGTTTGCAGTGTAGACGGGGAGTGCTCCTGATGTTGTATTAAGTGCATTACGGCCATTTCCAGATTTGTCTGCCCAGTTTGAGATTGTGGTTCCAGTTGCAGGTGCCTTGCCAGTTCCAAGAGGATCCGCTCCATCGAGCCACAGCATACATCCGGAGACCGATGCGGGTCCCTTTGACAGACTGGTGCGTGGAACCTGCCACTTGGATGTTAAGTACAAATCGACCGATTGGCGTTCCGCATCCGACAGGGTGCGATTGAACACAATCATCTCACTGATGGTTCCGTAAAAGAAGTTGGGAGCACCGATGATGTTGTTCCCCACACCGGTGTTCTTTGTTCCAGATGGAGATCCGGTGACAATCTGACTTCCGTTCATGTAGAGCGTGCGGGATGTTCCATTGTATGCCGACGTAAAGAGATACGTCTCATTGATGCTCGCTGTTCCAGTAGGGGCGACTCCCATGTAGTCTGGGTAAAATGAATTCTCTACGCTGCCATCTGGGTAAAATAGCAGGGAAATTGATGTGTCTGATGATCCACTATCTCCTGCAAATAACACAGACGGGTACCCCGTAAAACTTGACGGGCGGCAGACGACAAAGAACGTAAAGGTGGACGCTCCCGGGGCAATGGTTCCATTAGGCAAATTAAACGACGATGCTCCATCGAAGGTCATGGAGTGTGTTAGAGCTGAATACGTAACGGTTCCAGCTCGGGTCGTTGCATTTGCACTGTTTCCAGACTTGTCCGCCCACGTGGAGACTGCCGAGCCATCGACGTTTGCACTGCCGTTTCCGTTGGGGTCGGCGCCATCCAGCCATAAACTCATTCCCGGAATACTCCCCGGAACACTTGCGATCGACCCATTCAGTTGCCATTTGTTCATCAGGTAGGCTTCAACGCGCTGAATTGCCGGCAGACCAATGTCCGACGGGTACACGATAATCTCGCTGATGGTTCCTTTGTATCCCTGTCCAGTGTTCGAATAATAACGACCAATGACAGGTGTGGTAAAGCTCGAAAGCTGATTATAATTACTTCCTGTGGCATCCACAACTCCATTGCGGCGTATCACACGATTGCTCGCGGTTGGAAGATAAAAGCACCACACACGAGTACTTCCAGTTCCCGACACAGTGTAGTCTTCAATGTCATTGTACCAAAACGAGAATGTTGCATTGGTGGGATTTCGGTATCCGAGGGAAAGAAAGCTGCCAGCCGCTCCCGGGGTTGCATCATCTCCAAAAAACCACGTAGAGCCGGTCGTCTTCAATGTCTCCACAACAAAGATTACGAACGGCGTATTGACCAGAGTCCCGGCGATACCGGGCACACGCATGTACCCACTGCCATCAAACACGAGTCCTAGGTTCGTCTTTGTGATTGCGTTGCCGTATTGAGTGGCAGTGTTGTTCTTTCCAGACTTGTCGAGCCACGTTGTCACGTTGGATCCCGAGAGGGTGAGTGTGGATGCATCTGCACCATCTAGCCAGAGTCCGCACCCGGGAACACTCAAGGGCGACACGACAGCAAGGGGACGTGACAGAGGAGACGGCACGAGTTTCCACTTTTTCAGCAGGTAATTCTCCATCTGCTGGATGGCCGGAATGCCAATATCCACATTGAACACGATCAGTTCGCTGATGGTTCCATTGTAGTAATTTGTGTCACCTTCTGCTCTTCCTACGCTAGGCAATTGAAACGACGTAAGACGAGTGGAATTGGTATGAGTCGCAACTAAATTGCCATTCAATCGAATGTTCCTGTTGGTCGACGCAGGCAGATAAAAGGTCCAGAGCCGCATAGTCCCCGTTCCGGATACACTATAATCAAGGTCGTTTGCATAAAAGGCCATCGTGATGTCGCCGGAGTTTCGGTAAAGGATGTGGAGGGTTGCGTTTGTACCTGCATTGATTCCGTCTCCAAAGATAGCTCTGCCGTCCCCTCCTGCATATGTCTCCACTGCAAAGACCACGAACGGCGTGTTGGCCAGGGTATTCGCGAGTCCCGGCACAGACATGTAGCTGTTTCCGGTGAAGTTTATGCCATTTGTCGCAAGTGTAGTGGTTGCAACAGTTCCACCGGTTGTGGCCGTATTGTTGTTGCCCGACTTGTCAAGCCAGGAGGTTACGGTCCCCGAAGTCGTTGCAGCGCTTGTTCCGTTCAGAATAGTTGTATGGTCTGCCCCGTCCAACCACAAAAGACATCCAGTCGCGGTTGTCGGAACCACAGCAGGAACCTGGGTAACCGCAGGTGTATATTCGAGCCCCCATTTCCACGCTAAATACCCTTCCACTTGCTGGCATTGGTCGAATGTAAGCGACGAGTTGAAGTGAATGAATTCGGCCACGAGCGACGTATCGACTGCACTACCCAAGTTTCCATTGATATATAACGGGTAACTGTCTTGGAGTCCGGAAAAGGGGGTACCTGTTCCTCCTGTCCTTGGAATTCCGTTCAATGTATAGTTTTTCACGGTTGAAGACCCTGCCGTGTACCCAATGCACCACAATTGCCATCCCGTAACACCTTGCGGCGTGGCATTGAAGATCGATGTTTGATAGAGTGTTGAATCCGAATCATCTGTTGAAAATGTTTGACCGACATAAATCAGTTCCCAGTTTCCCGAAAAGGTGTAGTTTTGATAGGTGCTACCATTACCGTTCGAGACCAGAAATTGGCCCGAACCCGTCTGTACAACGGCAAACTGGGTGAAACTTGTTTGCCAGCTGAAGTTTGAACGAGTTGCCCGAGTGTTTGAAAAGTTATAGACTGCCTGCCCTTGGGGGCCGCTCTTTAAGATGGTCATGGTATTTGCGTCAGTGGGTACCATATCGTTGCCGTTTCCGCTACGATCAGGTAAGGTTGTTACATAGGATCCCACGGGAGTGGTATCGCGTGCTGCATCCAGCCATAATGCGCATCCCGGGATCGTTCGCACATCGAGCCCGTTGATGCTCTTGGACGTGCCTAGCATTATTAGATAGTTTAGAAAACAGCCCAGTTGAAAACACCGGAGTAACTTCCATAATCTCCATTCGACGGGGTGTACATGATGGACATGGAATTCAATGGGGGAATCACGAAGGTATCGGTCGACGGAGATGGTGCGGTACTGGAGATGGTGGGCCAGGTCACGACTATGCTTTGATACGAGCTCGTGGCGTTGCGGAACAGCCAAAAGGCGTTAGAATCTGCCGTGCTACCTGGTGCTCCAATTGTGATTGTATCGATCCCACGTGTAATGTAATAGTATGTTCCGTAGGTGTAGGGATCTGTCGTGATTGCACGCCCGGTGACATTTGAAAAGGGAGGACGAATGCCGTTGCGCACCGTCAGGCCGCCATTCACATCGAGGGTTGTAGCGGGAGTCGTCGTGTTGATACCCACAAATCCAGTGGTTCCGATGATGCGCATACGCTCGGTGTTTGCGCCATCGCCATTCAACGTACCAAGAGACAGGAACCCATAGGCGCCCTGCCTGATGCCACCAAAGATGTTTCCGCCGTAACCGCCCACATCCAAGACCATCGACTGTCCGTTCTCGGTTGTACTACTGGCATTTCCGCCTACATAAATGCTTCCATATCGCGAAGAAGGTGTCACGGGAGATCCACCCGACGAGGTATTGTAAACTTGAAACGCCAATCCATTGGCATAGCTTCCTGTATGGTTGACGAACATTGCAGAGGTGTTGAGCGTGGTGTAGACACAACCAATGTTGATGTTTTGGGTCGTATCTATCTGGACGTAGCTGCTACCGTTGTAAATTCCAGCATAGGTTCCCGAAGGGCTGGCAAGATATAGGTTGTGTCCTGCAACGACATTGACGTCGAAGCTATTGCACACTGATAATATTGAGGTGCCTCCGGGCCCATACAAATTGGATGCGTTGGTGATGCTGCCGTTACACATATTCAGTGTTCCATTGGCGATTATTGAACCGCCATCATGGGGTGTAAGAAGAACATTGCCTCCTTGAAGTTCCAAATCTCTCCACCCATTATTTGGCGCTACAGAAACAATCTGTGCCCTCCCTGTCGAATTATTATACCCCAATCCAAGAGCAGGAGTGTTCGCCGGTGTGCCCGAGTTTGCAGCAGGAGTAATGAGAACCCAATTATTACTCCAACCAGCACCCGTTACTGTCGCATCACCTGCAGTCCTAACGTGTAACTGCCCCACAGGCGCAGATTGGTTGATACCCACACCCGGAGTCGCAAGATTGATGTTTGAGTTGTCAGCAATCGTCGTTCCAGGAGTGTTGTTGAACGCCCATTGAATGTATTTACTGCCACCATTGATGTCTCCGTAGAGCGTGTGAGTTGTACCCGGAGACCACGTTGCCGCGTTGGATGCCAAAGATAACCAAGCGCCGTTAATCCCCGACGAGGTTCCTGTAGCGACCAGTACGTAGTTCGAAGTTGTGGTTCCACCGATAGAAACACCGGATCCGCTGGACAAGGCTGCTCCATTCACGTAGTATCCGCCCGTCACGTTGATGCTTCCGCTGACGTCCAATGTATAGGCAGGCGCAGATTGGTTAATACCCACATTACCATTGTTAAGAATACGCATCTTCTCGCTCGTTACCATCTGTGTATCGTTAGCCGTCGTACCACCGCTTCCAACATTGAAGGACAGGAATTGGTATCCCCAACCATACCCCCCGCTAAACCCACCCACTATATCCGCCACACGACGAGGGTTCGTGTCTCCCCCGGATCCGGCAAATGTACCATAAAATGAAACATTTCCGTATTTGCTTAACGTTCCACCTCCAGAAGATGCAGCAATCGAAAAGCTTCCTGTTCCTGCAGCACCTACAAACTGCCCGGATCCTGCATTCACGGTTCCAATGTTACTAATGTTGTTATTGGACATGTTCAGGTTGGTTTGCATCTGGATATTGCCACCCCCAGGTGTACGAAGTATAACATTGTAGCCGTAGTTCGCTGTCAACTTCAAGTCTGCACCGTTATTGAAAATGTCGTAAAACTGGGCGAGTGTCTTGCCGTTTCCATCAAAGTTTCCATTTGTGCTGATGGTTCCACTTCCACCGTTAGCGACGATGGACATATTGCCGTTCGCTGTTATGGTCAGGTCACGCGATCCCGCTTGAATCTGCGCAACATTGCTGATGTTACACCCACCCATATTCAACAGGTTGTTGGCATAGATCACCGGATCAGTGCCTCCCGCGGTCATCGTGATGTTTCCAGAGGTATTGAAGACAATCGTACTACCGGAGCTATTTGAAATTGTGAATCCGCTCGTGCTTCCCGCAAGGGTTCCAACGTTGCTGATGGTGTTGTTACACATATTCAAGTTGCTGCCCAAGGTCGTTATGCCTGTGAGATGTGCGGTTCCATTCACATCTAAAGTGTAGGCCGGCGCGTTGGTTCCGATGCCAACCGACGTGTTCGAAATGACAATACCCGGTACATAGTTCGCTGCAGCGTTTCCGCTAATTCCAGATGCCAAAATAACTCGTCCCGTTCCACGCAACACCGTGTCGCCTGCCAATGCAAGTGACGAATAATACGCATTACAGGCTACAACTGCGTATTCGGAGATAGCAGACAGCGCACCTCCGGTTATCGTATAGGCCGGACTGACACCTGCATTCGTATTCGAGAGGACCAACTGACCAGTATTTGCAGCAAACGTCAAGTTCGACTGCCCAATCGCGCTTGTTGTGGACGATCCATTTGCAGTCAAGATGTAGTTTGTTCCCGGTGTCGTAATCGCAGAGAATCCAGGTCCAGTGGCTCCCGTGGATCCCGTGGATCCCGTGACTCCTGTTGGCCCTGTTGGCCCTGTTGGCCCTGTAGGTCCAGTCGGCCCTGTAGGTCCAGTCGTTCCGTTGGTGCCCGAGGGTCCAGTCGGCCCTGTAGGTCCAGTAGATCCTGTGACTCCTATTGGCCCTGTAGGTCCAGTCGGTCCAGTCGGTCCGGTGGATCCTGTGACTCCTATTGGCCCTGTAGGTCCAGTCGGCCCCGTAGGTCCAGTCGGCCCTGTAGGTCCAGTCGGCCCCGTAGTTCCAGTCGTTCCGTTGGTGCCCGAGGGTCCAGTGGCTCCCGTGGATCCCGTGGATCCCGTGACTCCTGTTGGCCCTGTAGGTCCAGTCGGTCCTGTAGTTCCAGTCGTGCCGTTGGTGCCGTTGGTGCCGTTGGTGCCATTGGTGCCCGCGGGTCCAGTCACTCCCGTAGTTCCAGTCGTTCCGTTGGTTCCCGGGGGTCCAGTGGGTCCAGTGGGTCCAGTACGTCCGGTAGATCCCGTGACTCCTGTCGGTCCAGTGGGTCCTGTTGGCCCTGTAGGTCCTGTAGGTCCTGTCGGTCCAGTCGCTCCGGCTGCCCCGGCTGCTCCGTTGGTTCCGTTTGTACCCGGAGATCCAGTCGGTCCAGTAGGTCCTGTGGCGCCGTTGGTTCCCGAGGGTCCAGTCGGTCCAGTCGGTCCAGTCGCTTGAGGACCAGTAGGACCAGTGGAACCCATTTGAATGGTTTGAGTCAATTGCCCATTGGCATATTTTTTAAGAACAATGCTGTCATTTGCTACGGTTAGTCCAACGCCTCCGATATAGATGGTTCCACTTCCTACATACAGATGCCTAAATACAGCTCCAGTGCTTCCTAAATCGTATGCATTGTCGGTATCGGGTATCAGAGACTGTGTAACGACTCCACCAAATACACCTGTTGGACCTGCAGGTCCGGTGGCTCCAACTGCAGTAAACAGCGACCAGGATCCTGTAATTGTCGGGTTATCGGTGGTATATGCTGCAATGCATACGTAAGATGAGCCCTGGTAGGTCACAACATCGTAGTTATAATAGGTCGTCGTGCTGACGTACGCACCCACGAAATTAAAGCCTTGACCTGGGCCTCCTGGATCTCCCGTGACTCCTGTTGGCCCTGTAGGTCCAGTCGGTCCTGTAGGTCCAGTGGGTCCAGTTTGGCCTGCATATAGGAGAACCCGAATATTGTCCGAATAATAATCATTAGGATTGGTCTGTTCGAACGAATCGAATGGAACGACAACAATATACGTATTTCCTTCTCCAGTACCAAGGCCATATGGCAATACAAACACATCGTTGACATTGTAGTATGTGCCTGGGGAGTAGGGACCGAGATAGTTTGGAGCTGCACCAGCAGGTCCAGTCGTTCCTGTGGCACCGGTGGTTCCGTTGGTTCCGTTGGTTCCGTTGGTTCCGTTGGTTCCATTGGTTCCATTGGTCCCTCGGGGTCCAGTGGGTCCTGTTGGTCCAGTGGGTCCCGTTGACCCTGCTCCTGTAGGTCCTGTGGTTCCGGTTACACCTGTTGTACCAGTATATCCGATATCACCTTGAGGTCCCTGTACACCTCGGGCTCCGGCCGCTGCATTCCCCTGTGGACCCTGCACGCCCTGAATGCCTGACCATCCTTGCTGCCCCGTCATGCCGATAGACCCGGTAGGTCCCGTTGTAGCAGTAGATCCAGTAGGTCCAGTGGGTGCTGTGGGCCCCGTTGTTCCGGTAGGTCCTGTGGTTCCTGTCGGTCCAGTCGGTGCAGTAGGTCCTGTCGGCCCGGTCGGCCCCGTGGTTCCTGTCGGTCCAGTCGGCGCAGTGGGCCCTGTTGCTCCAGTGGGTCCAGTGGTTCCTGTCGGTCCTGTCGGCGCAGTAGGTCCAGTAACTCCCGTAGGTCCAGTGGTTCCTGTCGGGCCAGTCGGCCCAGTGGGTCCTGTCGGCCCAGTTGACGACGTTGCACCCGTAACACCAGTGGGTCCCGTGGGTCCAGTGGGTCCTGTAGGCCCCGTGGTTCCTGTCGGGCCAGTGGGCGCAGTGGGTCCTGTAGCTCCTGTAGGTCCTGTTGTTCCTGTCGGTCCAGTCGGCGCAGTGGGTCCTGTAACTCCAGTGGGGCCCGTCGTGCCCGTTGTCCCGGTGGGTGCAGTGGGTCCTGTCGGTCCGGTAGGCGCAGTGGGTCCGGTTGTTCCCGTGGGTCCAGTGGGTCCAGTGTCACCTGTAAAGCCTTTAGGTCCAGTCGGCCCCGTTGTCCCGGTAGGTCCCGTGGGTCCTGTAGGTCCCGTAGGCCCGGTTGACGACGTTGCACCTGTAACACCAGTCGGTCCAGTGGGTCCCGTGGGTCCAGTAGGTCCGGTGGAACCCGTAGGCCCCGTAGGCGCAGTGGGTCCGGTCGATCCCGTCGGGCCAGTCGAACCTGTTGGGCCGGTTGACGACGTTGCACCTGTAACACCAGTGGGTCCAGTGGGTCCCGTGGGTCCAGTAGGTCCGGTGGAACCCGTAGGCCCCGTAGGCGCAGTGGGTCCCGTAGATCCGGTAGGTCCTGTAGTTCCCGTCGGGCCAGTCGGCGCAGTCGGTCCGGTTGTTCCTGTCGGTCCAGTCGGCGCAGTGGGTCCCGTGGCTCCAGTGGGTCCAGTCGGTCCTGTAGGTCCAGTCGTTCCTGTGTATCCGATATCGCCTTGTGGACCCGCAGGACCTTGCGAACCTGCAGCCGAAACTCCCTGTGGCCCTTGCACGCCCTGAATACCCGACCAACCTTGCTGTCCAGTGTTACCGATTGTTCCCGTTGGCCCCGTTGTGCCCGTCGGCCCCGTAGGTCCGGTTGTGCCAGTGGGTCCCGTCGGTCCAGTCGTGCCAGTCGGTCCGGTAGGTCCCGTCGGTCCAGTCGGCGCAGTGGGTCCCGTGGCTCCAGTGGGTCCGGTTGTTCCTGTGGGTCCCGTGGTTCCCGTCGGTCCAGTCGGTGCAGTAGGTCCTGTGGGTCCGGTAGGTCCCGTGGTTCCCGTAGGTCCAGTGGGTGCAGTGGGTCCTGTAGCACCAGTAGGTCCCGTCGTGCCTGTCGGTCCCGTGGATGCAGTGGGTCCCGTAGCTCCGGTAGGTCCCGTGGTTCCCGTAGGTCCAGTGGGTGCAGTGGGTCCTGTAGCACCCGTAGGTCCCGTCGTGCCTGTCGGTCCCGTGGATGCAGTGGGTCCAGTTGTGCCGGTGGGTCCAGTGGGCGCAGTGGGTCCTGTAGCTCCGGTAGGTCCGGTTGTTCCTGTCGGTCCAGTCGGCGCAGTAGGCCCGGTTACTCCAGTAGGTCCCGTTGTACCCGTTACTCCTGTCGGTCCCGTAGGCCCGGTTGACGACGTTGCACCCGTAACACCAGTGGGTCCTGTGGGTCCTGTAGGTCCTGTAGAACCAGTCGGGCCAGTCGGGGCTGTAGGTCCAGTGGCTCCAGTCGGTCCGGTGGCTCCCGTGGGGCCAGTCGGTGCCGTAGGTCCGGTGGCGCCCGTGGGTCCCGTAGTTCCCGTAGGACCCGTGGGACCTGTTGCGCCGGTGGGTCCAGTCGATCCCGTGGGTCCAGTCGTTCCTGTGTATCCGATATCGCCTTGTGGACCAATGACACCCTGGGTTCCAACACCTCCAGCACCCTGCAAACCCTGCACACCCTGGATACCGGACCAGCCCTGTTGTCCGGTATTACCGATGACTCCGGTAGGACCCGTGGTTCCTGTCGGTCCAGTTGTTCCGGTAGGTCCCGTAGGACCAGTGGGTCCTGTAGTTCCCGTGGGCCCTGTCGTTCCTGTAGGCCCCGTAGGCGCAGTGGGGCCTGTAGCTCCAGTAGGTCCTGTAGTTCCAGTCGGGCCAGTCGGGCCCGTAGGTCCGGTTGTGCCAGTGGGTCCAGTCGGTCCAGTCGGTCCAGTCAGTCCCGTGGGTCCAGTTGTTCCAGTGGGTCCCGTAGATCCAGTAGGTCCCGTAGGACCCGTGGGTCCCGTGGTTCCTGTCGAGGATGTTGCACCTGTAACGCCCGTAGGCCCCGTTGGCCCGGTCGGTCCCGTGGGTCCTGTGGGTCCTGTTGTGCCGGTCGGTCCAGTCGGCGCAGTGGGTCCAGTAGCACCCGTGGGTCCCGTCAAACCGGTCGTGCCTGTAGGTCCTGTGGGTCCCGTGACACCTGTGGGTCCCGTGACACCCGTGGGACCCGTTGTGCCCGTGTATCCGGTAGGACCAATACCAGCAGTAATCAATTGTGCGGAAACAAAGGTACTGACGTTGCTCGCAAGATAATTCGGACTCGTTGCATAGGCTGTAAAGTATATATAGTCAGTTGAGCCGTTGAAATAGAATGACTTGCTGGCGTTCGCGACGTTTCCATTGGTAGGAGCCATAATGAAAAGTGCCTGTGCGCCAGCATTTGCCGCGATGGGTGGTAAATGTATCTGCAAGTTATTGTTCGACGTTGATGTGTTGAAATAACCAGAAACCGTAACTGAATAATACCCTGCAATAGTGGGTTGAAAGAGCATGGTGGAGGTTCCGGAATTCTTGATCCACCCCTGTGGGTCGTAGGATGTTGTGAATGGGATAATCTGATCGCTACCTGATGTTCCCAGGCTGCTCGCGAGTGTTGCAACCGACATGTACGTACTGGGAGTTAAGCCCTGACCTGCCGGACCCGTCACGCCAGTAGGTCCAGTAGATCCAGTCGAACCGGTTGTACCCGTTGATCCGGGAAACCCTGCTACATATGGCAGGCTTGACCACGGAGTGGTGCCGTCACCAATCTTGACGTATTCAAACGTCGCCATTGTTGTATATCTTCAAAGAAATCAGAAGCAATCTAACTGAACGGACAAATCGGCTGTTGCATTTGCACCTGCATCATAGGTTACCAAGACGTGAATCAAGTCACCCGGTGCAAAGTTTACAGATGCATTGTACATGGACGCAAATGTAGAGCTTCCCGTCAAACTTAACGTAAACGAAGTACTCGCAATGGATCCACCCGAAGGTGTTCTGCGGACTGTCACTGTGGTTGTGTGTGTTGATCCGGGAGCTGTAGTACATGCGACCGTCATTCCGGATAAAATCATAGGCTGTTGAACACGGTACAATGCTGAAGGCGTTGACTGATCTGGATACACAACGGCCTGACCCGTTCCGCTATTCACGGGCACAGAACCGGGCCATAAGTACCCTCCTGTTGTTGTGACACCACTGACGTTCAATACTCCGATCACTGCATAGAACAGCTGGGATGGGTAGACATAGGTCGAGAATCCTTGTCCGCCTGCTGTCTTTGTAACTAAATCTGTTCCGGGACCAACCTGAATTCCCGGAGAAGCCAAATACGCTGGATTAGTTGGATTGGCAGGCGTCGTTTGTAGAATGTCCGAAGCCGTGTACGTTTGAACACCGGTGGGCTGAACGGTTCCAATTGTAGTTGTACGTAATTGAATCGCCCCGTTATTACCAGTTGATGTGTCGTTCGTCTCGATACCCACGTAGGATCCTGCAAAATTGGAATTCGTCGGTGGGGCAGCTACATAGACGTTCGTGTCGCGCAAAGTCACAACGTTGCTGTTTGTCACAATCATTCCGCGCTTCAATCCAGATCCGTTTCCAAATACATTGACGGTGGATCCCTTGACGCAATTGAAACTAAACGTATTAGTACCGAGAGTACCACCACCATCAAATTGGATTCCGTAAATGTTATTGCTCGATGTATACGGCATGCTCGAGTTACATACATTCACGATCGATGTACGCAGCTTTGCAGTGACCGCTGTATTGGATCCGTAGTAGATACCGACAAGTTTATTGGACCCAACGTAGCTTGAACCGCCGAGTGTCAAGTTCAAATCTTCCACGCGTGTATTGTTACCCATTTGCAAGAGGGTCGTGTTCTGGGTTGGATTGGAACATTGGATGATACAGGTTTGAAGACTCAAGCCACGCAACGCACTATTCGTGGGCAATGAAATCAGAGGATAGGAGGTTGCTCCCTTGGCGTCTGTGATCGTCGAATTAGTGCCCGTGGGCCCCACATTGTACGTTCCGGGTAGCATCCAGATAGTTGTATTCGGGTATTGCGGCGAAGTCAAGGATCCAGTTCCAACAATGTAGGTGATGGCTGCATTCACACTTGCAAATGGTAATCCACCTATGCTCGCTGTGGAGTCGTTTCCATAATATGCATCGACACGTGCCACATTGCCCATCTGCATCGTCGGGACAGACGTAAACAGTCCGGACAATTGGTAGCCGATTTGACCTGGGCCCAGTACGGTGCTGTTCGACGACACCAAGGTTGCATATCCTTGTCCAACTGGTCCCGAGGGTCCTGTCGTTCCGGTGGGTCCAGTCGGTCCAGTCGGTCCAGTAGGTCCAGTCGGTCCAGTCGGTCCCGTAAATCCAGATCCTGTAGGTCCAGTCGTTCCAGTCGTTCCCGTGTATCCGATATCTCCCTGCGGACCAATGACACCCTGGGTTCCAACACCACCAGCGCCTTGCAAGCCCTGTACACCCTGGATACCGGACCACCCCTGTTGTCCCGTGTTGCCAATGGAACCCGTGGGACCAGTGGCTCCCGTAGGTCCAGTCGTACCTGT